ATGGTTTATCTTTAATTGAGGTTAAGTCGATATTATATTCTTCTCCTCCCCAATTAAATTTATAGTCTTTACCGTATCCTAAAATGCGGGCTGCTACTAAAATAGCATTTTTATCACCAATAATTAAATCTTCGTAATCTATATCAGAGATAATAAGTGATTTAACTAATTCATCTAACACTATACCTTTACTAATATAGTTTTGATTAGTTAATATGTCCTCTTCTCTAGCTGTCATGTATTTCATTTCAATTTTACCGCTTGATAAAGGAGATGATTCAGGATAAACTAGACCTTGTGAAGGTAATTCAATAATTTCTGTTGGGGTAGTGAATTTGTTTTCGCTCATAGCTTTTATTTGTTATAACTTTAATGTCGTATATAAATATATAAAGAAAAAAGAAGCTCACAAAAATTGTGAGCCTTTTTTAATATAAGTAGTAAGATTAGAAGTTTAATACAGCGTAATCAATAGCTAATGTCATTGTGAGGTTTACAGCTGTGTCTACAGTATCCCAGTTATATTCACCAAAATTAGCTTCTTTAATAAATGCGCCTTTTAATACCCACTCACTTACTATATCACCTACAGGTCCTAATACATTAATTGTTAAATCTTTTTTATAGAAATCAGAATATCCATCTCTACCTGTTACTGATTCGTGATGTAAACGTACCCATTCTATTACCGATTGTGCTCCGGATGGAGTGATAGGATCAAATAATGTTAATGTAACATCATTCCATACACTCTTTCCTTTTACTTTACGTAAAATATTAATGTGGTTTAAAGGTACTTCACCTTGAGTTAATGTAACAGCACTAACACCTTTAATTATATAGCTAGGGATACCATCCATATAAAGGATAAATCGGTTAGCTTGTTTTGGTTCAAATGCTGTGAAAAATATTTCGTTTGAGTCTAGTATTGCCATGTCTTTTTATTTATTATAAATATCTATATAATTAATTCTTATGCTGGGAATGTTGCTCCAGTTGGGGTAATATTAAAATCTAAGTAAATAAATTCAGCAGTTTTAGTAGGTTGTAAGTAAATTTGTCCTACCATTTGATTTTGATCAATCACTGTTGGTGTATTATTAGTATCATCCATTATTACTCGGAACGCATACAATCCTTGTCTTTGTTGAACACTTTCTAAGTATGGATTAACTTGAGCTAAAAAATTATTTCTTGTAGCAGCTGTGTTTTGTTCAAACACTAAGTTTTGAGCAACTTGAGATATATATGATTTAAGAGAAATTAATAAACGGCGAACATTTACACGATCTAAAGCTGATGCTTGAGTTTGTAATGTTTTTTGTCCGTATACTACTACTCCAGTTCCGGGGAAGGTAGCAATTGGATTGACTTTTCCGTTGTATAAAGTATCTCTATCACCTTGTGCTAAACGTCTTTCAGCTCTAATTACAGTGCTTAATCCACCTCTGTTTATACCTGCTGGTGCAAACCATGGTTCAGAAACACTATCATTATACGCGTATACTCCAGCAATTACTGTTGAAGCTGGTACCCAAACATTTTGTCCACTATCTGGGTCTTGTACTTGACACCATGGCCAGTAAGTAGCAGCATATGAAGTATTTCTAGAAGCAGCTTGTCCAACTAAATCACTTACTAATTGTCCATAAGCAACCATATCTGTTACTAAAATATTATCACCACGATTTTGAGTGTTAGTTAAAGCTGTAGTTATAGTACTAGTGTAATCTTTATTATATATGCCTGGCATTAATAATATATTATATTTGTAGTCATCTTGGTTAGCTAATAATGTTAAACTAGCTGTGTAGTTGGGACCTACTAAACCTTGAGTATTTGTACTATTAATATATTGATAAAAGTTAGCTCCACCAATAATTGCTCCAACTGCTCCTCCGAATGATCCACTACTAAGTATTGGTAAAGATGCAGTATATAATGAATTTGGTGTACCATCATTTTGGAAATAATATGGTGTAGTAATGTTAACATTTTTTACACGCACATAATTTGAACGGTTTGGAAAACTACCTGTTAATTGTAAGTAAGCTGTCCCAGTACTTGTGTCTGTTTGATAAGTATATTTATAATCACCTATTATTTTAGATACATAATTTGGTGAAAATGGATCTAATGATAAACCAGCGTATGTTTCTAAAACTGTTGGGTTTAAATTAGTATCATTACCTTGACGAATTATTAAATCAAATGTTCCAGAAGAACTATTTGAAGCAACAACCTGCCATCTCAAATTATCAGCTGAACCACTTGGTAATGATCCGCTAATTTCTGTACTTGTACTGTTTGCTACTACTCCTTCAGCAATTGTTTCTAATATAAATACTGGGACTGTCGCAGCACTTTGACTTACAATTGCACTACTTGTAGCAGAAGTATAAGCTCCGTTCACAACACGAGTTACTAATAATGAAGTTCCTCCATTAGCAAAATAGTTATAAGCTGCTATAGAGGTAAAATAAGTGTAGGTTTGACTATTAGATGCTGCTCCACTGGTGAATGTGGTACCAAATTGTTGTTGATATTGAGAGTAAGAAGTAACTACTGTAGGTATTCCTACTCGTCCTTTTACAGTTGGGCCCACAATAGCTGCCCCGGCGGTTACAGGACCTTGAGATACAAATGAAGTATCATTTTCTCTCGCTAATACTCCTGGTGATATTAAAGTTTCTGCCATGGTTTATGTTATGTTTGTTTTAATTATAAATATCTTAAAAAAGGTCAAAATCATGAAACCGGGATGAACTCTCCTTTTTCTAAATCAATATTTCCATCACCATATTTTTCTTGAAGTTCTTTAGCTATTTTTGTTTCTTCTTCAATTTGTTTTTGAAGTTGTGATTTAAGAGTTTGCTTATCTAATTCTAAAAGTTGAATACGATACTCTATTGTTCCTAATGCTTGAACCAAGTTAGATTGGTTAGTTTGAATTGTCTTTAAAGATTGAATTTCTTCTTGTGTTAAAACTTTGTTTTCCATAAAATTTATTTTTTGTTATTGTTTATTATAAATATCACGAGGAGGTTGGTAAGTTATTAATATCTACTACTGTTTCTAAAAATACTGTAAGTTTGTTTCGATTTGAAAATTTACTTATAAATGAAGTATCTTTTTGTATTGTATCAGGTATAATGTACCCATGCATTTTTAAAGTAAAAGTACTTTTAACTATTCTTTCAGCATTGTCAGATAATTCTACAGTAGATGAAAATGAGTCAATATTTGTTTTAAACTTAAAACGTTCTGGATCACCCCAATAAGCATCAGAAGCATATTCTACTGCTTCAATAATTTTATTTAATTGATCATTATAATAAGTAAATACTGCACACTCATATGTCACTGTTAAATAATCAGGTACAACTGTGGCATATAATGTTTGTTCTGGTTTAATTCCGTTTAAGATATTAAATTTACTATAAGTATTTTGTTTACTATATTTCTTACTAGTTATAGCTATATTATTAGGTTGGTTAGCATCTAGCTTATTTGCTAAACCTCTATTTTTTTCAATACTATTTCTTTTAAACATTAAAAGAGGAGCCATTATTCTACCATTTAAATCCCTATAATATCCATCCTTTTGAAATGATTTCCATTTTTCAGGTGAACCATAGATAACAGGAACAGGTATTAATTCTCCATTTTGTTTAACTGTTGGTCTAATAACATTTTGAAAGTAATACATTATAGCCCAGTCTAGATCTTCTAAACCTACTGAGAATGGTTTTACAGTGTCATCTTTAAAAGATGTTTGATTAGCTCTATTAACACCATTAGCATCATTAGGATTACCAGTAGGAGAAAACCCAGGACCACCTGGTGTAAGTGGTTCTTGTAAAGACTCACTTATTTCTCTTTGTGTTTTAGGTATTACTTTTCTTTGCTTAGCCATTATAATCTTTGTTTTATCAGATTTACACGATCAGCAGGAATATAATGAGTTTCACAAATTACACTAACATTATAGCCAAAATTTTCTAGACCTGGGTTTAATGGATTTTGAGCATATGGGTAATCAGGATCTTTACCTGCAAAGTATTGTTTAGTATTTGTGTTGTCAACTTCAAAATATGATTCTTGGTATAAGATTACATCTCCAACTTCAATATGAGTATTAGCATCTACTAAATCATCTCTTAAGAAAGCTGCTTTAATACTCCAGTTAAAATCAACACCAAATTCACTTGTAGGACTTGTATTATCATTCACATTAATTAAAGCATTTAATAAAATAGGACCATCAAAAAACTTACCGCCAGATGATTCACCATACATGTTTACTTTAGTTTTGTCTAAAACATACTTGTATATAGCGACTTGTTGGGTAATGATATCTCCTAACAACTCACGGTTGATCTTTCTAAACATTGAAATGTCTCTTGCTCCTCCAAATAGTGCCATTATCCTATGTATATTACCATTGGTACATTATTAATTTCTTGTTTTCTAAAATCACTTTCTTGTGAGCGTCTTTCTAATAATGATTTTTTAGAAGTTTCATCAAAATATAATCTTAATCTTTCTATTAATGCTGTTTTTTCTGCTGTAGCCGCTGTTAATAAGTCTGATTGGTTTAGAGTCATGTTTTGGTCGGGGATAGGAACAGTAGAGTATTTACCTCTAACATATCCTAACATTTCCTTGCATAACGCTAAACAATACTCATATATCCATTGTCTACCAACAGAATTAATTTGAGTATAAACTGGGTTACCATATGGAGCATTAGAAGGATTTGTTACTGTATTAGTTTGAACTAATCCATTTGTTAATCTTTCTTGTACTTTAATATATTCAAAAAATAAGTATCCATCTCTAACATCTTGGTCTGCCGGTATAGGGAATACTTTAATTTTATTATTTATAATTCTAAATGTGTAAGCAGATAAACGGATTGTATTACTTAATTCTATACCTTGCACTACTGCGGCATCATATGCTACCGGCATCATTAGGTATCCGCCTCCATATCCTCCACCATACATTCCTCCATATAAACCAGCCGCTGGTACTCCTCCTAGTCCTGCAAATCCTCCAAATGGAGCATACATTTGACTTACGGCAGGTAGGTTTTGATAGAATACAGATTTAATTTCTATTCCGCCTGATATACTTTGGCTTATTGCCCATGTTCCTAAATCGTATTCTTGTACTCCAGGTGTTAAAGCTAATGCCCCACTATAATAAGTTACATTTCCACCTGCGCCAGCCTCCGAAGCATACTGTTGTGAGAGGCGTACTATAGCCCCCATATTGGGTGTAATAAGCGCGTTATTTAAATTTGAAGACGTAGGTGCACCCTCTAGTGATAACATATTATCTCGCACTTGATACGCGTAGAGCTCATTACCATATGTGGTAACTGCTTCTTCAAAAGCAGCATAGAAGTTTAAATCTTGTAATTCAACTTCCATAATAGGATATCCTAATCGACGAGCAACAAATGTAGTTACTTTATCAGCATCAATTTGAAATTGGTAATCATAGTCATAGAATCCAAATGGAGTTGCTCCAGGAATAAATGAACTAGAACCAGGATATATAGGAATATTCATGTGTTAGATTTTGTTATAAATATAGATTTTATTTATAAAGCTCATTAATCCAATCTTCTATGTTATTAAAAGATTGACCTTCAATAGTAACACCTGTATCAAAGAAGGTTTGCCCATAGTTTGTAGAGATATGACATTGTGTTTCACATAGTATTTCAGGAGTTCCCTCTGCTATTGTATAAATCATAGGTAAACCATCTAATTGAAAAGAGTTGCCGTTTTTATTTATGTTCATCGTGAGTAATTTATAGTAGCTGTGTGAAGTACACCAGCTTGATTTAATACTAATACTATATATGGATAATATATACTTGTTGTATCTCCAACATAAGAATAATTAAGTCCTTGTGGTGTAAAATCATTTCCAATTGTTGTGATAAATGGATCTACCCCACCTATTGAATAACTTCCATTAAATACGTCTATAAATAAACGAAATGTTTTTTCATAAAGCACTGTATCATTACCTGCTGCTGCATTGGCTGCTGATATGTCAAAATTACCAATATTTACTGCTCCTGAAAGTGATGATGTAGATGCGGATAAATAAACTCTTAGTCTTGTTGCAACTACTGTTTGAGTTGCTTGAAACATAGCACTAATTTTAATTATATTTCCATTAGTCGATACTGTTAAAGGATAAGAAGAGCCGAATACAATAGTATTTCCTGAACCCGTTGCTGCTTGATATTGGTTCTGAGTTAACCCCGATTGATAAACCTCAACTCCACTACGGCTGCCTACCACTAAATCTCCACTACCAAGTAGTGTATTTCCATTAACTGTTTTAATGTTAGTACCGCTTACAAGAGCTGCTTGTTTACCATTAAATGTATTAAAATTTC